GGAACCATCACCCCTCCCGAAGAACTTTCTTCCTCGAGGGAGACCGAAGTCCGGTCTCAATTGCCTCAGCTTGACATTAAACAAAATAATATAAATGTCAGCATAGCTGAGCGCAAGTATGATACGCGTGTATCATTGAGGTGGGATGACGGTGGTCTAAGTTTGCGAAATAGGAGTAGTGAACCTATTAGCTCACTTAGCCAAGATTTAAAACCTGGTGAATCCGGGTCCACGACTACGCCGAGTGTCAAGTCTAGAGATAAATTATATCTAGATTGCCCCAGCCCTGTCGGTGGCCATGCCACGGTCGACGTGCTAGACGACCCTCGCAAGAAGTCGGAGTTTCTGTTTGGATATTTACAGAAGCCTTCTTCTCCTTCACGAGTAAATAACCTGTTCACGGTAACTGTCAATCGCATTTACCAAATATGGAAGGTATTTGGTTTTGCTTCGAAAAGCGAATATAATCTTTCACGAACTATGCGATTGGTTCACAAATTGCACGCATCGTCTACTAACTCTGGGCCTATGGCCTGGGCTAAGACGATTAAATATCTTTTAGTTTGTTTTTGGCGTGCTAATTCTGGTTTGGAATATGAACACGATAAGGCTTTTCCTATCCTCGAATATCCGGAAGTATTTTTCCCTGGTCGAGGTGAGCGTTTTATAAATATGCTTCGTGAGAAAGAGCCTGCAAAATTCTTGATTTTACTTAATTCTATGCTTATATCTGTCAAGGGATGTTTACCACGTCCTGATATTGACTGTCAAGAAAACGCTGTTGTTGATTGGTTCAAAGATCTCTTTCTTTGTCAAAGAAGAGAGGCTGACGAGGATATACGTTTTCGTATTCGTCAGTATGTGCATGAACTAATCGGAACACGTCGGTGTAAAATTGAAGATGTTTATCTTCAACCTCGGGTCCCTTCTACCTCTGCAAATTATATAAATAGTCGAGGTAAGGGAGGATCCGTTTCCGTTTTGCTTAATGACCCTTGGATTAGACAACATTCTAAAATCGACTGGAATAAAGTTATTATTGGTGACACTTTTGATTGGTGTCCTTCCAGTCGAGATGTTGATGGGTCTCGTGTTGTTCAATGGGACGGCGACGTACCACGTCGTGATCTACTTATTGATAAAGGCTATATTCAAAAAGATTTCTTTAAGGTCCTTCAACATTGTGTTGATTGTGCCGTTAAAGAAAATCCTTTGATTGAGCCTGTAGCTTTAAGTGAAGCTCTTAAAGATCGTATGATCACGAAAAGTCCTCCTTATCTGATGTTCGTTATGAATAACTTCATTGATCCTTTAAGGAAGATGTTGAAAGGTTTACCTGTTTTCGAACTAACAGGTACTCCACAGGAGGAAACTCTTATGGACTATATGTTTAAAGATCCTTTCCGTTGGTTTTGTTCTGGAGATTATGTCGCATCCACCGATCGACTTTACAGTTGGGTTTCTGACTGTATTGTCGATGAACTCTGTGAAACCTATTATGCTGACGTTTGTCGTTATGATCCTCGTTGGATTGAGCTTTTTCATCGCTCTCTAACTGGATTTTGGTGTAAGCCCAATAAAGATTCAGGCATATACCTCCAACAACGAGGTCAGCTAATGGGTTCTGTCTCTAGTTTTCCCGTACTTTGTCTTGCTAATTATGCCCTCTGTCGTATGGCTCAAGAACTAAATCCACCTGGTTGGCGAGGTCTTCTCGTCAACGGTGATGATTGTGTTTTTGAAGCTAATTTTGAATGTTATTCAGAATGGCAGAGGCTGGGAAAAATCTTTGGTTTAGAGCCCTCACCGGGCAAGGTAGATTATGCTTTGGGTCGGATTCAAATGAATTCTCGAGTTTTTATTCCTTTAAAGGATAAGACCCGTGCCAATAATGATCTAGCATCCTCTCGGAACGCATTCCTGGATATTAATGATCCAGTAAATCATCTATATTATAAGTATAATGATGAGAGGTTTAAACGTAAAGATGAGAGAGTTTGGTGGAAAGTCCCCCTTCTGTTGGCTGGTGCTGCTTCTGGTCAAGTTCGTTCCAGTAGCGGTGGTGACGGCGGTGTTGACTTGTCTAAGTTTGATATGTCCGCGTCACGCAGGGCTTTTGAGTTTGAGCTTAATAATGCTCCGCGCGATCTTTTCGCTAAGGCACAGAAATATTTTAAAGATAATTTCGTTGCTAGCGTCTTTGATCAGCTAGGTCA